TAGAATTGACAGTTTTGCAAATTGATAGACCAGTAAATTTTAGAGATATTAGGAAGTTTTTACCATCACATTTTTCCTCTACCAAAGCAAAGTTGTTGGTCAATTCTGAAAGGTTCCCAGAGTTGGTCTTGGATGTGGGAAGAATTACAATGCATGGATTCTTGAATTTGAGTTTCAAACCTGTCTATAATACATGCACTTACCTCTACCCAACTAAGGTTGGTCAATGTGGAGGCGTGTGTGTTTCAGAAGGAAAAATTGTTGCAATGCACATTGGTGGAGATGGGGTTAATGGGTATGGTGCAATATTGACAGCAAACATGTTTACAAAGATACAAGGACATGTGGTTGAGGAGAAACCGGCTAGAGTAAAGATTAATTTGCCAACAAAAACAAAATTGCACCCAAGTATATATTATGATGTTTTTGTAGGTAATAAACAACCGTCTGTTCTTCATGAAAAGGATCCTAGATTATCTAGGTACGTTGATTTTGATAAAACCCTGTTTTCAAAATATAAAAATGCAGAAAAGCAAATGAAACCAACTGAGCATATGCTGGTTGCAGTCAAACACTATGCCGACCAGGTGAAACCAATAATACCCCCAAATTTGGTGGAACCATTGTCATTGGAAGAGGTGGTGTATGGTATTGAGAATTTAGAGGGACTAGATCTTGACACCTCAGCAGGATACCCATATGTGACTATGGGTAAAGGTAAGAAGGATTTGATACCACCTAAAGGAGAACCCTTGACCCAATTGCAGCAGGCCCTTGATTTACATGGAGTTAACCTACCATTTGTGACATACCTGAAAGATGAATTAAGGCCAGAAGAAAAGGTTAAGTTTGGTAAAACCAGAATGATTGAGTGCTCCTCTTTAAATGATACAATAAGGATGAAAAGAATAATGGGCAGACTATTTCAAACTTACCATGCAAATCCAGGAACCATCACTGGATCAGCTGTTGGGTGTGACCCTGATGTGGATTGGTCACGTTTCTATGCTGAGATGGCGCCCAATCCACTTGTGGCTTTTGACTACAGTAATTATGATGGCAGCCTACACCCGGTTTGGTTTGAATGCTTGAAACTTTTCTTAGTTGAACTTGGATATGGACCAGAAGCAGAGGAATGTGTGAATTACATATGCAACTCTGTGCACATATACAAGGATAAAGAGTTTAGTGTAGAAGGGGGAATGCCCTCAGGGTGTTCCGGTACCTCCATTTTTAACTCTATAATAAACAATATAATTATAAGGACTTTGATACTTGATGTTTACAAACAGATAGATCTTGATCACTTGAGGATCATAGCATATGGAGATGACATAATCGCAAGCTATCCTTTCCCGCTTGAGGCATCACACCTCGCGGAAGCAGGATCTGATTATGGTCTAGTTATGACCCCCCCAGACAAGTCTTCAGAATTTAAACAGATTGAATGGGATGAAGTGACATTTCTCAAACGGAAATTTAAGCCTGATGAAAGATATCCGTTTCTGATACACCCGGTTTTCCCTATGGGTGAGATTTATGAAAGCATCAGATGGACTAAATCTGCAGCAAATTTGCAGAACCATGTTACTTCATTGTGTCATCTTGCATGGCATAATGGCAAAGCGATCTATGATGATTTTGTAGGGAAGCTTAGATCGCGTCCAATTGGCAGACTATTGACAATACCTAGCTTTGAGGTTTTGGAACAAAAGTGGTTGGACAAATTTTAAGCCCATTAATTCCAACCATCATTAATGTCCCCCAGTTAATGTGAGCTTTTGTCCAAATTCAATTCGGCTAATTGGCTAATTCACGTTTCAGGCACG